ATAACGAAGTAAAACAACAAGCAACATTAGAGGAGTTTTTTGCATGAGAATAGCATTAACCGGATCCCGCGGCTTCATTGGAGGTCGCCTTAGAGAAGTCCTTGAAAACCAAGGACATGAAATTACCGAGTGGGATGTAGAACTTGGTAAAGATATTCATGACTTTCAACTGAATGGTGAAGAATACGTAATTCATCTGGCAGCATTTGCAGATTTAAGAGCATCAATAGATAATGCTCAAGCATTTTGGGATAATAACGTAACACCAACAACACGAATACAAAGAATGTGTTATGAAGCAGGTGTACCACTCATCTATGCATCTTCATCTTGTATTCATAACTGGGCAGCTTCACCTTATGGCATCAGTAAAAAGGTGAATGAAGAAACTGCAATGCCAGGTCAAGTAGGTTTAAGGTTTAGTACAGTGTACGGACCTAACGCCAGAGAGTCAATGCTAGTAGGTAGACTTGTAAGTGGCAACATAAAATATCTTACTAATCATAAACGTGACTTTATTCATGTTGATGATGTAGTAGGTTTTATTGTATTACTTATGGAAAAGGATTTACACACAGTTGATAGAGCATATGACGTTGGAACAAATAAAGGTGTGTTAGTTTCTGAACTCGGTCAAGCTGTAGGTTATCAAGATCTTCCAGTAGAAGACGGCGATGATTGTGAAGCTGATGATAATACATTGAATATTGAACCAGCCAAAAAATTAGGTTGGGAACCACAACTTAATGTGTTAGATTACGTTACAGCACAAAAAGAATTGTATCATCAAACAATGACAATAAACGAAGAGCTACACAGTTGAAGTACGCTAGTATAGTTCCATTGATTGGTGGTGAAACGATTGCTATGCAAAATGCATTTGGCAAAAGACCTGAATATATATTATCATATGAGGATTTTAATGCAAACGATAACCATCTTGTGGAATACTATAAAAGAGAAGTTCCCTATCATCTTATTCGAGGTGATAGGGTACCTGACGTACCTTCTGTCGATGTTATTAATACCGTATGTCCTTGTGCTGGGTTGTCTAGCCTTAATACTTCAGCTTCTTCTAATGCTGGTGCTAACGATTGGATGCGCACTTCAGCCACTCATGTCTTGGGTAAACTCAAGCCTCAAGTATTCTGGGGTGAAAATGCACCAAGACTCGCTTCGAAAATGGGAGAGCCAGTCGTTAGGGATCTTCGAGAAATTGGACAAAACTTCGGATATACTTTCTCACTGTATAAAACAAAGTCTATCCTTCATGGACTCGGACAAGTAAGAGACAGAGCATTTTATTTTTTCTGGAAGGGCGAAAAGGTACCACAATTTGAATATATAACTAGAGAGCATGAAAAAATTGAGGAAACGATTCGTTCCGTGAAACGGGATCCAGATGATCCAATGTCAGTCCTTGTAAAATTAAGTGCTCCTACGGAAGACCCGTTCTATAAGTACGTTCTCAATGAGATTGAGGGCGGTATCAGTCATAATGACTTTCAAAACAAAATTAAAAAAAGCACTGATGTAAAACTTTATATTGAAGATCACAATATAAGTTATGACAAAGTTGCTGATTGGATGGACAAGCACGGCTTTGAAAAAGAAGCAACAAGGTGTAGGACCATGCATGCTAAGCTTGAATCAGGCGGGAATATTATGAGAAGAGGTGTTTATATTCCTAAAGATTATATTGGTGCATTTGTAGGTAGCACACCAACATGTCTTACACATCCTGATGAAGATAGATATTTAACAATAAGAGAATGCTTGCACATTATGGGATTACCTGATGATTTCATATTGCAAGGTGGATTAAAAAATCTTAATCATATTTGTCAAAACGTACCAGTGACTACAGCACAAGATATGGCTGAACACGTACTGAAGTTTTGCGATGGAAGATTAAGTAACCGTATGATTGACACACCTTTTATGGTTCAGTGCAACAAATCTAAATCATACGATTATGAAAAAAGTGTTGTACAACTTGACCAATTTATGGTATAATATAATTTTAGGAGATAATGAATGTCAATAATGGATAAACTAAAAAAGAACTCAAAGATTAAGGAAACAGCTATCCTTAGTAAATCGCAGTTCTTCCGTGACAAAGATTTTGTCACAACCGATGTTCCAATGATTAATGTTGCTTTAGCTGGTGATGTTGAAGGCGGACTAAGTTCAGGCCTTACTGTTTTGGCTGGTGCATCTAAACACTTTAAAACTTCATTCGCATTGAAAATAGCGAGTGCATATATGAGAAAACACCCAGAATCTGTTATGTTATTTTATGATTCTGAGTTTGGTTCTCCACAACAATACTTTGAAACATTTGGTATTGATATTGATAGAGTACTACATACACCTATCACAGATGTTGAAAAATTAAAATTTGATTTGGTAGGTCAATTAGAAAACTTAGAAAGAGATGATAAGGTCATTATTGTAATTGACTCTATCGGTAACCTCGCATCAAAGAAAGAAATGGAAGATGCATTGAATGAAAAGTCAGTTGCTGATATGTCACGAGCAAAAGCACTGAAAGGTTTGTTTAGAATGGTTACACCATATCTTACTATGAAAAACATTCCTCTTCTTGCTGTTAACCACACTTATAAAGAAATTGGTTTGTTTCCAAAAGATATTGTCGGTGGTGGTACAGGTATCTACTACAGCGCTGATAATATTTGGATCATTGGTAGACAACAGGATAAAGTTGGTACAGAAATCAAAGGTTATCACTTTGTCATTAATGTTGAAAAATCAAGGTTTGTACGTGAAAAGTCAAAGATTCCTATTTCAGTTTCATGGGAAGGTGGCATCCAAAAATGGTCAGGTCTTCTTGATGTAGCTATGGGTGGTGGATATGTAACTAAACCTTCTCCAGGCTGGTACCAACGAACAGGTGAAGAAAATAAAGTAAGAGTTGGAGAGACACTTACCGAAGAGTTTTGGAAACCTATCTTTGAAACTACAGACTTTAAAGAATATATAAAGAAAAACTATCAGATTGGTTCTGTAGTGAATATGGAAGATTACAAAGATGATATCGGAGAATGATTATACATTCATGGACAATGAAAAGTTCCCTGAACATCATTGCATAAGAATAAAAACAGGCATATATAAAGATGTTATATATGCTTATGGAAAAGTAAAAGCAGTTGTTGAAAGCAATGATGATATTGCAAGACTTGATTTTAAATATCAAATAATTGAAAACCCAACAGACATGAAACTAGATAATGATCCAGACTTTGGTAATCATATTGGTGCTATTCTCCAGCACTGTATGACTGAGGCTGTTGAATCGGGCAACTATAGGATAGGTGATGGAACCAAACATACAAACGACAATTCTAAGAAACTTAATTAATGATGAAGATTATACTCGATCAGTAATTCCATTTCTTAAGAAAGAATATTTTGAAAACAATCATAGAGTTGTATTTGACTCTGTGGTTGAGTTCGTTGACAAATACAACAAGCTTCCAACTCAAGAAGCATTATCAATTGAGTTAACTAATGCAAATATAAAAGACGGTCCTGGTGTTTCTGAAGTACTTGGCCAAGTGTTTACACCTAAAGAAGTAAATGAAGAATGGTTGCTTCATGAAACTGAAAAGTGGTGTCAGGATAGAAGTATCTATCTTGCCATTATGGAATCAATAAACATTATTGATGGTAAACATAACACATTGAAAAAGGATGCACTGCCACAACTTTTATCGGACGCTCTTGGTGTTTGTTTTGACACTAATGTAGGTCATGACTATATTGATAATTCAGATGAAAGGTTTGAATTTTATCATAAGGTTGAAGATAGGATTCCATTTGATCTTGAATACTTCAATAAAATTACTAAAGATGGTATACCAAACAAAACATTGAATGTTGCACTTGCTGGCACAGGTGTAGGTAAATCTTTGTTTATGTGTCATCATGCAGCTTCAGTACTTACACTCGGTAAGAATGTTTTGTATATTACTTTGGAAATGGCTGAAGAAAGAATAGCAGAAAGAATTGATGCTAACCTCATGAATATACCTATTGATCAACTTCATGCATTATCCAAAACTATGTTTGAAGATAAGATTACTAAGATAGCTCAAAAGAATGTAGGTAAACTAATCATTAAGGAATATCCAACAGGTGCTGCTCATTCAGGTCACTTCCGTGCATTACTTAATGAATTAAAACTTAAAAGAAACTTTACACCAGATATAATCTTTATTGATTATCTTAATATATGTTCAAGCTCTAGAATGAAAGGATTAGGCGGTGCAATCAATACATACTCTTACGTTAAAGCAATTGCTGAAGAATTACGCGGTCTTGCGGTTGAGTTCAACTTACCGGTCGTCACTGCAACGCAAACGACTCGTTCAGGTTATTCTAACTCGGATGTTGGGCTTGAAGATACATCCGAATCTTTTGGATTACCCGCTACCGCGGATCTAATGTTTGCCTTAGTTACTACCGAAGAACTTGATAAACTCGGCCAGATGATGGTTAAGCAATTAAAGAACAGATATAATGATCCAAGTAAAACTAAAAGGTTTATTATTGGTGTAGATAGATCTCGTATGAAACTATATGATGTTGAGGAAAATGCTCAGACTCTCACCGATGATACACCAGTGTTTGATAATACTAAATCAGGTGAAGACATGAAGGATTTTTCAGGGTTTAAAATGTAATTGTGATATAAATGTCACAGTATTTGGATAAAATGCAAAAAAGTGCAGCTAGGCTGCATTTTTTTGTTTACAAACCCGGAAAAACTGTATATACTAGATATATAAGGTAAAAAAAATAATGATGGAGAAAATTATGGAAACAATCTTTATAAATGCTGAAAGAGGCGGAATCTCAATAGATTTAGGACCAGGTAATAGAATAGGTCTTGCAAAAACACCTGAAACTTTAAATAAGCTTATCAATGATAATAATCTTCAAGGTGAAGTTGCTTTTACAAGTTCAATGGATTTTGCAGATGAGTATGGATTCAAAAATGGCGATGGTGCTAGAATCCTTTGGAATAAAACTATGGAATTGAGAGGTTAATTATGGAACAGCTAGAATTATTCAAAAAATCATGGGGAGTCCACGAAGGATTCGAAAAACTTCAATCAGCTCTTGATGAGCGTATACCTGGATCAGGTAGCGTACCAAGTCCTCGTTCAACTAACAAGCATCTTGAAAAATTCAGAGTTGCTTCTAACTTGGCTTACGATCTTTTCAACAATGGTCTTATGAATAGAAGATCTCGATTCGGTCAATTCTTTGGTTGGGTTCCACACTCACAAAGAGGTGGTTACTACTACCGCGATCACGATTGGAGAAGGTTTGAAGAAAAACTTGAACCAGTTATAACTCAACTTATGCAGGCAGCTGCTAAAGAACAAGGAATAAAAATATGACTATGAAACTTTGGATATCAGAAATCTTTACATTCCTAATCCTTGCAGTTTTTGCATTCGGTTGGATAGACACTCTTTGGATCTTCGGTGTAGAAGATAGCAAAACGTACACATGGTGGTACTTAATGCAATACTTAGGAAACTTATCATGATGGTATATTGCGATAAGATAGCGGATACAGTTCGCAAAGCATTACTGAAATATGATTCAGATGGAATCATAGGACCAGTTGAAGGTATCAAATCAGACCTGCATCCAAAAGGCGGTTGGTTTGTATCACCTAAGAAGACAATTGAATTATACGATATGAACGGCAAAAAATATGTTATTACAATAGAGGAGAAGCTTGATGCCAATGACAATAGTTGATTATAAAAATTATACAAATAAAATCGGTACTTTCTACAAGAATAGTAAAGAAGACATGGAACTTCTTGCTAATCTTAGGAGAATGGTTACTAACCTTAATAAAGATTTAAGGGACGCTAATAAGGACTATCAGTTTTATGTTAAATGCCAAGGACGTCTTGGTAAAAATAATCCTAATGCTCCAAAGTACAGAAACGGCGGTTATTACGGACCGGCAGCCGGTTCAATAAGATTACCTGATGCCGAAAGATTGGATGCATATATCTACAGGCGTAGGTAATGATTTATTTTGAAATTATCGGTGGATCTAAATCAGAAAAGCAACTCGTTGAGAATGCTTTCTGGTTTGCGTTGAAAGAACTGATGCCTCGTAAAAAGAACCTTGATGTTTTATTTTCGTTAGTAAAAATGAAAGGAACACAGGGTTTTCAGGTTATGATTGAAAAGACTTTTCATGAAATAGAATTAAAAAAAGGTATGAGTAAAGACGATTTGATTACTGCTGTATTTCATGAAATGGTGCATGTCCGTCAGTCAGAACGTGGTGAAGAAATGGATTTTAGTTTAAATTATTTAGATAGACCATTTGAAATTGAAGCTTATAAACTTCAAGAGTCAATGTTGAAAAAGTATAAATATATTAATGATACAGTTTAAAACATTTTTGGAGGAAGGCATGAGACCATTATCTCCTGCTGAGTGGGATAAACCTAACTCGCAGACAAATGAGCCTCGTCTCTCAATCCTCAAAAGACTTATTCAACAAAAGGCAGATATAGTTACCATTGATAACGAAACAATCAAGCTAGCTGATGATGAAAAGAACTACGGTTCAATAAAAGATTTTGAAGACAATCCGGGAAAAGCTTTTACTTTATATAAAACAAATGGTGATATGATTTCAAGCTCAAAGATTGCAAAATCACCAGTCTTTGGAGGAGGTAAAGGATCAGGCGGAGGAACAGAAAATACAGCATTTGCAGAAACACAACAGTGCTATTATCTTGCTGCAATGTTAAAATATAAAAATCAACCAATAGAATACTATACACCGGAAATATTGGAAAAAACAAGAGGTAGAGCTTCAACAGGTAAAACTACTTTGGAACAAACATTTGAAGAACTCGATGCAAGCTGGGGTGTATCAGCATACATATCTGGACAGATATTGATTAGGCAAGGATATGTAACTACTAAACACACATTCCATAGAGATTCTCCAGAAATGCAATACATCTATAAAGCAAAAGATACTGCATTTAAAAATTCTGGATTAGGAAAACTAAAAGATGATAAATGGAATCCTGGTGATATATGGGCTATTGAAGACGGATTGGATTTAAAGAAAGAATTAGATGTAACTTCAGTATCTGCTTTAAATCTTTCAATTAAGAAGTTATTGGATTCAAGAAAATTAGTTCCAATATCATTGAAAAAAGTAAAGAAGAAAGCAAAAATCATAACACAAACACCAGCAAGATCAGATTCACCTGCTTACACTCTTGATAAGATACTACTTCAAAGTGGAAGAGGAAACTTCTGGTCTAATAAGATGGCAACCATATTGTTTAAACCAGATGGAAAAATGGATATCCGTGCTAATGCACCTTTGGCTGCATCTAAGTTTGAAATAGTTCAAAAGGCAGCAAGGGCTGGTGGTGCAGGTTGGACGGTGTTTATGGATTTTGCAAAAAGATATATGAATGAAACTGTTCCGCCTTATACATCTATAAAAGCTCAAGGTCTTAAAATGGCAAAGGGTGATAAGAAGGAAATAGGATTATTTAAAAAGTACGCTGCTAAAGTAGATAGAACTTCTGAAAGGAATTTTGAAGCAGAACTTGCTAAGAAAGATAAGATTTGGATTGTTGCAAAGTATGCAGCAACATATGCATCATACTTATTAATTACTAATAAGGGAAAAAGAGCCAATAGTGTTATAAACGCTATTGTTAATTACGCAGCATCAACTTCAGAAGATGCATGCATTCACATAGTAGTAAAGGAAGGTTAATGATAGTAGAAACTAATTTTGGTCATAAAGTCGATCCTGAAAGAATGGCTGTTGGTTCAGCTTCGAATATTAATAAAAAAGGTGCCTTTTTTGTTTTCAGTATTCGAGTGGATAACGATGATGTCCGCGAATATTCTTTTACAGATAGAAATAGAGCAGTGACAATGAGAAAAGTACTTGTTAGTCATCTGGAACAAAAGATAAGGAAAGAACTATGTATGAATATAAATGTCGCTTAGTCAAAGTAGTTGATGGAGATACAATTGATGTCGACATTGATCTAGGATTTGATGTATGGCTACAAAAACAAAGAATAAGACTTTACGGTATTGACACACCTGAGTCAAGAACATCAGATGCTGATGAAAAAATATATGGAAACTTAGCTAAAGACTATTTAACTAAGTGGACTAATTCTGGCGATTTGATTCTTAAAACTTTTAAAGATGATGCAAGAGGAAAATTTGGTAGAATACTCGGTGAGATATGGTATGGTAAAGAACACAACATCAATCAGTTGCTTGTAGATAATCATCATGCAGTAAGGTATCATGGCCAGTCAAAAGAAGAGATTGCCGAAGCACATCTACAAAATAGAAAAAAACTCGCAGAACCTCATGTTGTAACAGCTGTGAAAGCATTGGATAACTGATGAAAACTTTTAATCAATATCTGAAAGAAGAAAAAAATACACACATGACTCACATTGAAGATCAAGTGATCTATGGTGGTGTTAAAGGTGCCAGAGACGCTATACTTGGTCTTAGGTCTTTAAGAGACATGTTGGCAGGCAACTCTTCTAAATCTACTGATGTTACAGTTAAGTGGGATGGTGCACCTGCTGTCTTTGCTGGAAAAGATCCAAGAGACGGTAAGTTCTTTGTTGCAAAGAAAGGTGTATTCAATAAAACACCAAAGGTTTATAAGAATCATGCAGATATTGATGCTGATACAAGCGGTGATCTATCAGATAAATTAAAAGCAGCATTTGATGCACTAAAAGGTGCTGGTATCAAGAACGTACTTCAAGGTGATATTATGTTTACGAAACCAGAACTTAAGAAAGAAACAATTGCTGGTGAAAGTTATATAACATTCCATCCTAATACAATTGTGTATGCGGTACCAGCTAAATCAGATTTAGCTAAAAAGATATTATCTTCAAAAGTCGGTATAGTATTTCATACTGAATATACTGGCGGAAGCTTTGAAGATATGAAAGCATCTTATGGACCAAATGTAGATAGCTTAAAAAATCTAAAAGGTCTATGGGCAGATGATGCTAACTTACGCATGGTGTCGGCTACTTTATCAGAAAAAGATACTAAAGAAGTTACAAAAGCATTATCATTAGCAGGTAAGATATTTCAAAAGATTGCTAGTTCAACACTCAGAGATATTGAAAGAAATAAAGATTTTGCAGCAGTTATAGAAACACACAACAACAAATATGTAAGAGCAGGCCAGAAGGTAACTAATACTTCTCGGCATGTAGATAGTTTAATTAAATTTATAAATGATAAGTTTCAAAAAGAAATTGACAAAAGATCTACACCAGCTGGTAAATCAAAACAAGTTGATGCAAGAGATAAGATGCTTAAATTCTTTTCATCAAGAAATAAAGCTAATCTTAAACTTGTTTTTGATCTACAAAATGCTATAGTCGATGGGAAGCTAAAGATTATAAATAAACTAGATAAACTATCAAATATGAGTACCTTCGTTAAGACTAAGAATGGATTCAAAGTAACCGGTGTAGAAGGTTATGTTGCCATTGATAAACTTAAAGGCGGTGCAGTAAAATTAGTTGATCGGTTGGAGTTCAGTACAAACAACTTCAGCCCTAATGTTATAAAAGGCTGGGACACACCGTCCCGATCCTGATGGAAAGAGCGGAAAGTATATGCTAGAGTTTAAAAAGTACTATCACATGAGTGAAGAAGAAGTCAACGAGCTATTGACTATCCAACAACGTGTGAAGTTAAAACAAGCAATAAGACGCAACAAAGCCAAGATACAAATGGGTGCTAAACGTGCCAGAAGAAAGATTGCCGACTTAGATACTCTTAGGAAACGTTCAATTAAACAGGCTAAGAATGTTTTAATAAAGAAGTTCCTAAAAAACAAGAGTAAACAAGATTTATCTTATGCAGCAAGAGGTGCATTAGAGAAAAAGTTAGCAAGACCAGGTGCAAAGAATGCAATCCAAAGATTGGCTAGAAAACTACTTCCACAAGTTCGCCAGAAGGATCGCAATAAACTAAGAAAACCTTCAGGCGGACAGAATGCTAAATCTTAAAAGTTTTACACAGTATGTAACTGAAGGCACTAAGGATGTCACTATTGCTTGGGGTAGATTCAATCCTCCAACAATAGGTCATGAGAAGTTACTTACCGCAGTAGCAAAAACTGCAAGAGGTTCTGCATATAAAATATATGCATCTCAGTCGGCTGATCCTAAAAAGAATCCACTTCAATATAAAGATAAAATCAAGTATATGCGTAAGATGTTTCCAAAACATTCACGTAATATTATGATATCTTCGAAGATTAGAACTATTATGGAGTTGCTATCATCACTCTATGATCAAGGTTTTAATAAAGTTACTATTGTAGCTGGAAGTGATAGAGTTGCTGAGTATCAAACATTAGCAAATAAGTATAATAAAACTAAAGGTCGTCATGGTTTCTATAACTTTGACGGAGGAATAAACGTTGTATCTGCAGGTGTAAGAGATCCTGATGCGGAAGGTGCTACAGGCATGTCAGCCTCCAAGATGAGAGCAGCTGCTGCAGATAATGATATTCAAACATTTACAAAAGGTCTACCTTCTGGATTCAAAGAAGCACAAAAGCTTTTTAATGATGTGCGTAAAGGAATGAATCTTAAAGAATCATACAAGTATCGTCAACACATTGAACTTGAAAAAGTATCTAATGAAAGAGAAGAATATGTTGAAGGTAACTTATATGAAGAAGGTGATCTAGCAGTAATTAAAGAAACGCAAGAAATAGGTAACGTCTTACAACTTGGAACCAATTATTTGTTGATTGAAACATCAAATGGAAAATACAGATATTGGCTAAATCAAGTTGAGCCACTTGAAGAAAAAGATAGAGGACCAGGCCAAGATCCAGATATTAAAGATAGACCCGGTACACAACCTAAGCCATATTATGGAAAAGACGCTAAAGGAAAAAAGATGTCTAAATCGACTAAAGCAGCTCGTGATAGACACTTTAAGAAGGGTGCAAAAATGGATGATGATAATCCGGCAGCATATAAACCTGCTCCTGGAGATAAAAGCGCGAAGACTAAACCGTCAAAGCACACCAAAAAATTTAATAAAATGTTCGGGGAGGATAACGTGCATACATTTAAACAGTTTGTAACAGAGGCTGATGTCACAGCTGCTTTGAAAAAGAAGGCGGATAAGTCAGGCATGCCTATGGGTATATTAAGACAAGTTTTCAACAGAGGTGTTGCTGCTTGGAGAACTGGTCATAGACCAGGGACCAATCCAACACAATGGGGTTTGGCAAGAGTCAACTCCTTTGCTACTAAATCTTCAGGTACTTGGGGAAAAGCAGATAAAGACCTCGCAGCAAAGGTGAGGGGATAATGAAAAGCTTTAAAGAAGTATACGAAATGGGTACTGATGAGTACGCAAATTACGTAAAGAAAATGACACCAGGCCAGAATGAAGGTTATGAAGGTGAAGTAACTAAAATCCTAAAAAAGAAAGGAATTGATGGTTACTTTAAAAATAATAAGTTAATGGTTTCAAAGAGAGATAAAGATGCTGCTATGAAAGCATTGAAGAAAAAATCTCATAAACTTGATATGCCAGATATTCAAGTTGAATCAGCTCATGTTACTGAGTATGGAGATCATTGGAATTTATCAGAAAAGAAGAGAGGTCCTACAGGTATCGCTTATTCTACTAATCCTATTCATCTAAAAGACATAAGTAAAATGCTTAAGGATAGAAAATTTAAAGGTAATACCAGCGGTCTTATGAGAGCTGTTAAAGCTAAATATCCTGATGCATATGATGATCCTAAAGTTCAAGATGCATTTAAGAAGCATGCAGAAACTAACGAAAATCGATTGAAAAGAATGACACCAATTCAAAGAGCTGCTTTAGCAAAAGCAAAAGGTGCTCCTAAAGATAAAGTCAGTCTAGCAAAAATGCCTTTTGATATAGGAAACAAAAAGAAACAAAAACCTAAAGTTGGTAGAGGTAGTGAAATAGTAAGATATGAAGAAGTAGAAAATATTGAAGAGTCTACTAGTTTTACAGGAACACAACACGTTCAACTTACAAGATATTCTGCAACAGGCGGACTAGGTTTACAGATAACTCAAACTAAAACAATGCCAGGAATGCAAAGAAAACTCACAGGCGCATATGTAAATATACCGATGAAAGATGTTCCAAAACTAATGAAGTCTTTACAGAGAGTTTTTAAAGCTGACATAAAAGATCCAGGTGATGACATATAATGAAAACCTTTAAGTCATATATCAACGAAGAAAAAATCCTTGAGCTCAATGATAAAGAGTTTGATGAATATGTTGCTACGTTAAATGATAAAGAACTTGAAGAACTTACTGAATTCATTGGCGGCATTGCAAGAACTGCTAAGAAGGTACTTACTCTCCCCGTAACAGTACCTTACAGAGCAACTAAAGCAGTAGCCAAAGGTGTAAAGAAAGTAGTAACATCTAAACCAGTAAAGAAAACTGGATCGCTTATTGCAAAAGGTGCTAAAGCAAGCGTTGTTAATAAGAAAGGCAACTTTCGCTTCAGTACAGCAGGCAGAGCAGATTCTGCTCAGGCCAAGTTGGCTAGATTAAAGAAAGCCGCTGCAGATCGTCAAAGACTTGCAAAAGCAAAAGCCGGTATTGCAAAAATGAGACAAAAACCAAAGGTTACTAAACCAACAGTTGTTAAATCTGACACAAGTGATAAACAAATGTTTGTATATCATATCCGAGATAGTAAACAAAAAGAAGGTAATATACATGCAAGAAGTCAGATTGAAGCTCAGGTAAAAGCAAAAGATAATGGTTTTGTTATGCCAATGTCTGTAACTAACAAAGGAGTGTATGATGGTAAGTCTTAAGACTTTATTAGAAAAGCTGGGCAGAGATGCAACAGCCGGTGATTATGTAAAAGATTTTAGAAAATCAGATGCACCTCAGTTCAAGGGTAAGTCAGATAAGAAAAAACAAAAGATGGCTATTGCAGCATACCTTGATGCTAAAGATTCCGAAAAGAACGAAAGGATCTCAACAGTAGACGTTGACCAAAAGAAGCGTGACTTAAAGGTTGCAAGGATAGATAAGAAAATAAGAGATCTTAAGAGTGAAGGTAGCGGTAAACCAGAATCATGGGAAGCAGGTTATAAAAGACGAGTTGTAAAAACTACAAAACCTGAGCATAAAGAAAAAGGAATGAACTGGAGAATCAAAGGTAAAGACAGACCTGAAATTTCTATAAGGTTATATAAAGAAAAGCCTTCACAGGCAGAATTTAACAAACAAATGAAAAGGGTGGCAGGACATGAATTCGGTGGATAAATTTAAAAAATTTAGTGAAGAATCTATTGATGAGTTCTGCGAGTGTGTAGATCTTTATGAAGACTTGGAACTAGTTGAAGCAGAATACCAAGGAAAGAAAGTAACACTCAATGATCCTATTAGAACTTCCGAAAATCCTAATAAAAAATTTAAAGTTTATACTATGGGTCCTAATGGCAAAGTTGTTGTTGTACGTTTCGGTGATCCAAACATGGAAATCAAAAGAGATGATCCTAAGCGTAGAGCTTCTTTCCGTGCCAGACATAACTGCGATAATCCTGGGCCCAAGTTTAAAGCACGATACTGGTCATGTTTCCAGTGGCGAGCAGGTAAAAAAGTAGATAACTAAAGGAGAAGTTAATGTCAAGAATCAAGGATATTACAGTATTGTTGTTAGCCGTAGGTTTGATGGGACTATTAGGGCTAATTGTAGTAGATGAGTTTATGATGGCAACTGAAGTAGGTGGAGCACTTGATGGAAGAATTATTGAATTATTACAAATGGCAATTACCGGTATAGTAGGTATAGTTGCTGGATACGTTTCTGGAAAGGACAGCTGTAATTGTCAAAAACCTGACAATAAGTAGTGTCAAATAAATGGACGTGTCAAATATTTGTTTTGAGTAGTTTTGCAGATAAATATTTTTATTTAAGGAGTAATCATGGCGGATAAAGTAGAAGATAGGCTAACAAGAATCGAACAAAAGATCGATAAGCTTGCAGACGCCATGATATCTCTTGCTAGAGCAGAGGAGAAAATACTAGCCTTGCAAGATGATCATGACAATATGCGTGAAAGAATGAATAGGCTTTCACAAAAGCTAGATGATCTTCAACGATCAGTTGACGCTAACACTAGAACTATAACAATTATAAATAGAATATGCTGGATAATAATCGCTGCAGGAACAGCGGCTTTTATCGGGCAATATTTAATGTAGAAAAGGAAAGGCAAGCTCATGAGTAAAGAACTGAGGAGCATAGCTCAAACATACATGAGCATGCTACAAGACGATTATGATCCTAAAAAAGATCATGATATGAATCCAACGAGTCATGTTTCTAAAAATAAAGATACTGGCATGTTTTGTGTTTACGATATAAATGGCAAGAAAGTAGCTGAGTTTAAAACAAAAGATGAAGCTGATGCATATGCCAAGAAGAACCACGACGCTTTAATGAAAAAAGAAGAAGTCGAAATAGATGAAGTCAAAATAGCAAGTAAGAATGTCTTAGGAAAAGATAATAAAGCTAAAAAACAAACTGGTAAACCTGGAATGAATAAATTCAGAGCTGGTGAGTCACCATTTCAAAAAAGAATTAAAAAAATAACAAGTGAAATGGATCCGGTAAATAAAGATGCGGTCAAGAAAAAGTTTGATGATCGAAAAGATAAAGACATCGATAATGACGGCGATGTAGATTCATCTGATAAGTTCTTACATAAAAGACGTAAGGCAATTAGTAAATCAATGAAAGGCGAAAGCACAGTGCTAAAAAGTTATGTAGATATTATGCAAGAAGAGAAAGCAAAAGCTTCTCATGCAGCTTCACCAAAAGCGGCTGAAGTTGAACCTGAAGAAAATCCTGACTTACCTAAGCAACCAGACATGGCACCTAATACTAAAAAAGTTTTAGACATGCATCGTAAAGGTGAGAAAAGAGATTACCCAGCGGATAAAAATAAAACCGGTGGTGAAAAAATGAAACAGGCACCAAAGCCTAAAACACTTAAAGATTTAAGGAGCAAATAATGGGTATGCAAAAAGCTGGCTGGCTTGAAGATTCAGTTGCCAAAGCTGACGGAATCTATTCACCTGATGGTGAAAAATTAAAGAGTGGTTCTATGAGTCCAGAACAAATTGCAGAATGGAATGGCACAAGCGCGCCACAGCAATTGAATGAGTCTCCATCAAGTAAATCACTTGATGATATGAATAAAAAAGAACTTGAAGCATTAGGTCGTCAACACGGTATTGAATTAGACAGACGCAAGAGCAAATCAGATTTAGTTGATGAATTAACTGAACACATGGAATAGTAATATATAATCAGGTAAGATAAAATTACCTGAGGATATAATGAAATTACTTGAAGAGTTAACGAATAAAAACTTTTTACTTTATGCGTCTAAACATTATGAAAATAAGCAGTGTACTTCTATGGAAGAGTTTAAAGAGGATATACAACGTTTTAAATATCTTAAAAGACTCTTTAAAAGATATTCAGCTGCTGGTGATTTACAAGAGCGTTTGATACTAAACCATCTTATTATTATACAGAATGTGTTTGGTATAGATGCGGCGATTAAAATGCTATTCTTCAAAGTTGAAGAACAACATTGGCCGGCCTTAAAAACGTTCCTTGTATATTTAAATTATTTGAAAGAGGAACTTTATGTTGATGTTCCTCTAGATGTAAATATAGTTAAAGTACTAAGAGGAATCTAATGGGGATAATTTCAAGAGCTGCTGATACATACTATGCGTATCGTTTCATCAAACATCTTGTAACTCCATGGAACAAGATGAAAGCTTATGAATTAGGCTTAGTCGATGAAAATGGAAAGAAACTTAAAAGTCCGCAAACTTCTGAAGAAAGGACTGAATATAGTTACTTCCATAGATTAGTGTTCAATCTTAAAAGAATACTAGAAAAACTTCCATTTGGAAAATCAAGGTTAGCTTCATACGCAGCAGCTTTGTTTCTCATAAAGGAAGACGGTAAGTTGAATGATGATCAACTTAATGCTATACTAAAGAAAATGGATATTGATTCTGATTCTTTTCTACCAGAAGAAAAACAATTTCACCAAGACGAATATGGAGATATAATGCCTGGTGAATATACATTAACACAAGATATAGCATCTATACTTACTGGCGAACCTATTGCAAAAGCTACTACACCTGTAATAGTAAATGAAGGAATTATGCCAGTTGGTACGGTGTTTGGTGAACGCATATTTGCTGTACATCATATACCAACAAGACAAAAAATATTTGTTACAGCACAGGATTTGACAAGATGATAACGCTAAGAGAGTTAAGAGAAAACGGTCCATGCTGGTCTACACATAAACAGGTAGGAATGAAGAAGAAACCGGGTAGGCCTGGTTTAGTTCCTAATTGTGTACCGAAAGAAGGATCAGATCCAAAAGTTGGAACAGGTAAAAAGCCAAAAGGTTCAGGAAGGAGATTATATACAGATGAGAATCCCAAAGATACAGTCTCTATTAGATTTGCCACTGTGGCTGATGCCAAGAGAACTGTGGAGAAGGTCAAGAAAATTAGTAAGCCGTATGCTAGGAAGATTCAAATACTAACTGTTGGCGAGCAAAGAGCTAAAGTTATGGGTAAGATGGGAGTCGTAAGCGTATTCAGTAAGGCTAAAGCTGAAATGAAGCGAGAAGAAATGAAGAAGAGAGTAGATGAAGTCGCGGCCAATTCAGTAGCAGGCGGAGGTGTAGACCTATCGCCAGGAATAAGAAAAAAAGATGACCGACACAAATATTCTATCGGTCGAATGTTTAGAAGAAATCACGGAGTAATTTAATGTTATCAATATTAGGATCCCTTTTAGGGTTTGCAAGTTCTGCTGTACCCGCAATCACGGACTCATTTGCAAAGAAAACAGATCAAAAGCATGAACTGGAAAAAATGAGAGTGATGGCAGAACTTCGTAAAGACGGGTACGATCACGATATCAAGATGTACAATGAAATGGGTGCTGCTGAAGAGCATAAGCGCCTTATTGAACATGACATTGCTATCTCAAATACTGGCGGATGGATCAGCGCTTTACAAAGATCTGTACGTCCAGTTATCACTTATGCCTTCTTCGGGCTATTCTGCACGATTGAGATAGTGCTTCTTATGGAAGCACTTGATAAAGGTACTGACTTTTCAGAGGCAATAAACCTCTTATGGGATGATGAAACAAAAGCAATTTTTGCTGCAATTATTTCATTTTGGTTTGGCTCAAGGGCCATCGAGAAAAGTCGTAAAAGATAAATAAACCTACAACTACAAATTTTAATATATTATAAGCAGGAGAGATTAATGCCAAGTAACCACTTGCCGACTCTTTACCAAGAGTTTATTCACTTATCACGTTATTCCCGTTGGCTTCCAGAAAAAGGACGCAGAGAAACTTGGGGTGAAACAATAGAAAGATACTTTGATTTTTTCCAAGATCATATGGGAGAAATGCACGGGTATAAAATTAACAAATCACTAAAAAATAAATTAGAAGAAGCAATATTAGAATGTAAAGTAATGCCTTCTATGAGATGTCTAATGACGGCAGGTGAAGCGTTGAAGAGAGAAAACATTGCTGGATATAACTGTTCATATGTAGCAATTGATAGAGTACAAGCTTTTGATGAAATCTTGTATGTACTAATGAATGGAACAGGCGTAGGTTTTTCAGTTGAAAGACAATTCGTTTCAAAACTACCTGTAGTAGCAGAAGAGTTTTTTGAAACAGATACTGTTATCCAAGTTGCTGACTCCAAGTTAGGTTGGTCTAAAGCATTCAAAGAACTCGTTGGCCTGTTGTATATTGGACAAATTCCAAAATGGGATTTAAGTAAAGTACGCCCAGCTGGTACACCACTCAAAACTTTTGGTGGTAGAGCTTCAGGTCCAGAACCATTGAATGGTCTATTTAAATTTACATCTGAAATTTTCAAAAGATCTGCAGGTAGAAAGTTAAGTTCTATTGAATGCCATGATATTGTTTGTAAAATTGCAGAAATTGTTGTCGTTGGTGGTGTAAGAAGATCAGCTTTAATCTCTTTGTCAAATCTTTCAGATGATAGAATGAGGCATGCAAAATCAGGACAATGGTGGGAAAATGAAGGTCAACGAGCTCTTGCAAATAACTCTGCATGTTATACAGAAAAACCTGACATGGGTATATTCATGGATGAATGGAAAGCACTCTATGATTCTAAATCAGGTGAAAGAGGTATATTCAACCGTGCATCTGCAACTGAACAAGCTGCTAGAAACGGTAGACGTAATACCGAAGGTCATGAGTATGGAACTAATCCATGTAGTGAAATTATTCTTCGTGACCGTGAGTTCTGTAATCTTTCCGAGGTTGTTGTAAGACCTGAAGATACAAAGGAAACTCTTTTGGAAAAGGTAGAGCTTGCTGCCGTTCTTGGAACATTTCAATCTACATTAGTTAATTTTAAATATGTAAGTAAAGAATGGAGAAAGAACTGTGAAGAGGAACGATTGCTGGGTGTATCAATCACTGGAATTATGGATAATCCTTTAACTAACGGCAAAGAAGGAGATCTTGATTCTCTTCTAAAAGAACTTAAAGAAAGGGCTATTAAAACAAATGCAAAGATTGCTAAAGAGATTGGCATACCGCAAAGTGCCGCCATTACGTGTGTCAAACCTAGTGGAACTGTATCGCAGCTTGTTGACGCAGCTTCAGGTATACATGCTAGGCATAATCCTTATTATATCAGGACCATTAGAGGTGATAAGAAGGATCCGCTTACGCAAATGATGGTTGATGCTGGTTTTCCAGTTGAAGACGATATAATGAATCCAGGACATACTTCTGTATTTTCATTCCCAATGAAAGCACCAGATCATGCGGTATTCCGTACTGATATGTCTGCTATAGATCAGTTAGAGTTATGGTTGTCATATCAGAAAAATTGGTGTGAACATAAACCATCAGTAACTATTTCTGTTAAAGAAGAAGAATGGATGGAAGTAGGTGCATGGGTTCATAAAAACTTTGAATGGATGAGTGGAGTTTCATTCTTACCATTCAGTGATCATACATATCAACAAGCACCGTATCAAGATTGTGATATGGAAGCTTATAAAGATATGTTAACTAAAATGCCAAAGAACGTTGATTGGTCTGTATTAGCAAGTTATGAAACACAAGATATGACTGTAGGGTCACAGGAACTTGCATGTACAGCTGGTAATTGTGAAATATAATATAGAAGGAAAAAGAATGAAGAATGTATATTTTATTGTAATAATGCTCGGTTTATTCGGAGGAATGCTTGTATCTGCAAATGCTGCAGATATGACTGTTGAAATGTTGAATAAGCGAGACAAAGAGAAAATGTTGTATAGTGAAGATATTGCTCGAATTGACGTAGGCGATACAATTACTTGGGTACCAACATCTAAAGGACATAACGTACATTTTATTGGAGGCCCAGAAGGTTGGGATCTTCCTAAGAAAAGTAAAAACAACGCAGAAGTTGCTATTACATTCGATGTCCCAGGTGTGTATTTGTATCAGTGTACACCTCATGCTACAATGGGCATGATTGCACTTGTAGTAGTTGGTGAAGATACTTCAAATCTTGATGCTATTAAAAAGATCAAGATAAGAGGTAAAAGTAAGAAGAAGTTTAAAAAACTTCTAGAAGATATTTAATGAACATTAAGTTGTACACTAAAGAATCACCGCCTTGCAGTTACTGTGAGGCGGCTAAAGCTTTGCTTAAAGTAAAAGGTATAGAATACGAGAATTTGGTCATTGGTAAAGATATTGCCAGAGACCAAGTGCTTGAACATGCCAATGGATGGAAAACAGTTCCAATGGTTTTTGTTGATGGTAAGATGATAGGTGGCTTTGTAGAATTACAGAGCTTTATTTTGTCACGAGACTTATCATAAGGAGGAAAAATGGAAGACTGTGATTACTGTGGAGCAAAGTTTGACGTAAAGTTCGATGATCCAGAGGAGCACGAACTCAACTATTGTCCGTCGTGTGGAGAAGATTTATGGGAAGACGAGGATGATGAAACAGAAGGAGAAGAAGATGGAGAAGAATATGATGAATAAATACTATTATGTGGTATTACAATGATGAAATATTTAACAGCACCCCTGAAGATTATCAAGGCTTTGTGTATGAAATTGTGGAGCTTGATACTGGGCGTAAGTACATTGGCAAAAAGAATTTTTGGAAACCTAAGACCCTCCCGATTACTAAGACTCGCAGAAGACGCGTGCGTACGCGTACTGAGTCTGATTGGAAGAGTTATTTTGGCTCCAGTGAAAAAGTTAATTCATTGGTTGAAAGCAAAGGTAATGAAGGATTCCGAAAAGTAATCTTAAGACTATGTAAGACAAAAGGTGAAATGTCGTATTTTGAAACAAAGCTTCAATTTGATAATGATGTACTATTTAACGACAATTACTATAATGAGTTTATAGGATGCAAAATTCATGCAAAACATCTTGGAGGAATCAATGGCTGAAATAATTGAATTCCCTATTGAACTGACTCGACCTCCTGCAGGTATAGCATATGATCTTGATACTGTAGCATTAGTATCAGAAGTATTATATGAGATTATGGAAGACAGGGATTACGATATAGATCAGAAACTTAAAGATGATATTAAAGTATTGACAAATCTTGCATATGCAGCAGTAAGAAGACAGGCCGCAGAAGAAGGTGAAAAGCACCATCCATTTCAAGACATGATGGAAGACATGTCCGGTGCTATTGACACTGCTGTGGCCGCAATGAAAAAAAGTGAAGAAAACCGAAAATAATGGTGTACATTCAGTAAAAAATTTGGTATAATTATATTATGATTATTTTAGATTACTCCGCTATTGCCATTGCAGGCATTATAACTCAAAGAATGAATATTGACGAGACACTTATCCGTCATATGATTCTCAATTCAATCCGTATGTACAATAAGAAATACCGTGACAAGTATGGTCAAATGATCCTTGCTTGTGATAATAGTTCTTGGCGTAAGGAAGTATTCCCTGAATACAAACATAACCGTAGAAAAGGTAGAGAAGAATCCAGTATGGATTGGACTCATATCTTCGATATCATTACTCGTGTAAGAGAAGAAATCAAAGAAAACATGCCGTATATGGTTATTCATGAACAAAGATGTGAAGCCGATGATATTATCGGTACGCTTGTACATAACACTCAAGAGTTTGGTCAACATGAAGATGTTATGATTGTATCTGCAGATCATGATTTTAAACAACTACAAAAGTTTAAAAATGTATCTCAGTTCAGTCCAATGACAAAGAAGTTAGTTGTTGAACAAAACCCAAGAGTATATCTTATGGAACATATATTGAAAGGTGATGCTGGTGACGGTGTACCTAATGTTCTATCTGCTGATGATACTTTTGTAAAAGGTGAAAGACAATCACCTATGACACGTAAAAAGATGGATGCCATAATTGAAGACCTTGAAGAAGGTGAACTATTATATGCTGCATCATGGTATCGTAACTATTGCCGTAATAAACAAGTTATCGATCTAAATGAAACTCCTGATGACTTAAAAAGAAATATTATAAATACATATAGTAATTACAAAATACCAAACAAAAGTAAAGTTTTGAATTATCTAATACAAAAACGATGTAAACTTTTGATTGAATCTATAGAGGACTTTTAAATGTTAAATCCAAATAATCATACATTGCATGAAGCATTAACTGCTGTTGGTGCTGTGCAAACACGTGAAGAAAAGGTACAACTACTTCACAAATGGAATTCAAATGCACTTCAAATGGTTTTACGTGGTGCATATGATGACGCAATTCAATTCAATTTACCACCAGGTAATCCACCATATAAAGCTGCATCTGAAGCAACTTCACCTGCTGTTATTCAAAAGCAAGTAAAAAATAACTTTAAGTATTTCGCTAAAGGTGGTGCTGGTGATAATATGATACCAGCCAAAAGAGAAAAGATGTTTATCGGCATGCTTACAATAGTGCATCCAGATGACGCACCTCTTTTAATTGCAATGAAAGATAAAAAATTTCAAGGCCTTTACAAAGGCGTAACCAAACTGGCGGTGCAAGAAGCATGGCCAAATCTCATTAGAGAACCAATAAAACCAGAGGAGAAGTAATTGAATATATTTGTGCTTGATGAAGATCCCGCCGCGGCGGCTATTATGTTATGTGACAAGCATATCCCTAAAATGATTGTTGAATCAGCTCAGATGCTGAGTACAGCTCATCGTATGTTAGATGGTACACTGACTAAGAAAAGGTCAAGGTCCGGTAAAACTATGGTGAAGTACTATCAGTATGATGATGTAAGGGAAAGTTTATATTATGCAGCTGTTCACCATCATCATCCATGTACTGTATGGACTATGGAAAGCAGTACAAACTACAACTGGCATTTCTATCACTTTGCAGCTATGGCAAAGGAATACCACTACAGGCGTGGAAAGCAACATGCTACATGGGAAAAACTCGGTATGATACTTGCAGCTCCTCCTGAAAATATTCCGGAAGGACCTAGGACAGAATTTGCACAGGCCATGAAAGCATATCCTGATTGTTTAGTTCCTGGCGATGCTGTACAAGCATATCGTAACTACTACCACCAAGCAAAACCATTTGCTAAATGGGAATGGGGTAGAGAAGCACCAGACTGGTGGAAAGGATACCAAGGATGATTTACGGTTGGATTTTAGTAATGGTTACTATCAGCCCACTTGGAGTTATTGAAGGAGAAGCTTTAGATTATTTTAAAGATCCTCATGAATGTCATGCCAATGGACTATGGGAAGAAGAAATAGCACCTCCTGGTGTAGGTTTCGTTTGTTTAGAAGATGCTAAACCAGAAATAATTGAACAAGATCTTGATTAATTTAATTAAACATATAATTAAAACCATTGTAGATAAGTTTAAACCTAAGGAGAAAAAAGAAATGACCGAAATAGAAAAAATGGATAAACACTTTAACGGTAAAACTTATGTAAAAGATGGTATTGAAAATGACTTCTGATCCAGACCCAGGCCTTATGCAATCAGAACCAGAAAGATATTATGAGTGGATGTTGTGGAAACTTAGACAAGATGAAGAAAGAATAAAGCAAATATCAAGTGATGTTATTGATAGGACTGATTCTTGGAAGAGCAAAGGTATATATTCAGGCGATAGTATTCTTACTCGAGAAATAAATAAAATAAAGAAACAAGTAAATAAAATAGATAAAAATTTGGAGGAATTGCTGAATGCCGTCGTACAACTTCAGAAACAAAAAGACCGGTAAGGTCTTTGAAAAAGTAATGAAAATGTCTGAACGTGAAGATTATCTAAAAGATAATCCTGATATTGAGCAGATGTTGTCAACACCGGCTTTCAGATATGGTGTTAATAACACACAGGGTGTAAAAGTAGATGATGGATTTAGAGAAATACAACAAAAAGCTGCTGAAAATCATCCTGCACACAATATGAAAATGCTATAATATGAAGAGGAGCTATGGATTTATTAACTATATTAGGACTTAAAAAGCATCCGGTAGAATTATCTGAAGATGCAGAAGTCGATGAAACAGTAACAGTCGAAAATTTATATAAACATAGGTGGGTTTGGTACCACCTTATTTTATGTTCACAAATGATCATAACTAACATACTTCTAGTTGCAATATTATTGATTACCGCATTAAAATAGGAGAGTAAATGGACGATCCACTTTTAGCTATAAGAGGCTTATTCCGTAGATCTAAATCTGATCAAGGATATACTGAATATGGATATAGGGGCCTCGAAGAACTCAGATTAAAAGATAAACAAATTGAAGAATTGAAGAAACGGATAGAAGACCTTGAGAAAAGAATTCAACCACAACATAATAGAATTGGGATATGAAGACCTTGTCGCAGAAACCACCGATACTGGTAGAACTTATAAATGTCCTGATGGCAGTAGTTTTAACAGTGTTACTACTGTGCTTAAAGTTCTTAGCGAAGACGCTATTCAGGCGTGGAGACGCCGTGTCGGTGAAGATGTGGCAAATAAGATCGGCGTTAGAGCTGCTAATCGCGGTACTGCTGTACATAGCATTATCGAACGGTACCTTGATAACAACGTAGAATATGATAAGGATGTAATGCCAGATGTATTATCAACTTTTAAAGATGTTCAACCTATACTTGATGAAAGTATATCAGAAATACTTGGACTCGAAGCACCATTATATTCTAAGCATCTCAAACTCGCCGGACGTGTGGATTGCGTCGGGGTGTTTAATGATAAGCTTAGCATTATAGACTTTAAAACATCAAGAAAATTAAAAAAGAAAGAATGGATTCATAATTATTTTGCTCAAGCATCAGCTTATGCAATTATGTTTGAAGAAAGAACAGGAATACCAGTTCCACAATTGGTTATCCTTATTGCAGTAGATAATGAAAAGCCTCAAGTTTTTATTGAAAAAAGAGACGATTGGACGGATTTATTATTTAAAGCGAAGCAAATCTACGAATCTCGCGTATAAATAAATCAATTGTGTGCGAATTTATGGAAACTATGAAAACCAATCGAAACATTTTAATTAATTAACCAAGACTCCTTCGGGAGTCTTTTTTTATAACAGGAGGATTTATGATATTAAGAATGAATAGAAGAGAATTTAGTATAGGTACTGCTACTGCAATGGCAGCCTTAACTACTTTCCCAGCTTTTGCTGGAGGTAAATTAAAAGTTGCTGGTATATACACTGTACCAACACAACAAAAATGGGTGGCAAGATTACACCTTGCTCTTGATGCCGCAGCTAAGCGTGGTGAGATAGAATATGTGTATAATGAAAGTACTGCAAACACCGATTACGTACGAGTTATGAGAGAGTACTGTGACAGCGGTGTAAACATGATTGTAGGAGAAGCATTTGGCATAAGTAAAGAAGCAAGAAAAGTTGCAGACGATTATCCAAGTATAGCATTCCTAATGGGTGATCCTTTCAAACCGCACAATGGTAATTTTTCAGTATTTGATAACTACATACATGAGCCGTGTTATTTGATGGGAATACTTGCAGGTGAAATGAGTAAGACTAAAAAGATTGGTATGGTCGGCGGATATGCCATAGGCGAAGTCAACAGATTGTTTCATGCATTTATGAATGGTGCAAGAAGTATGAATCCTGAGTGTGAGTTTAAAGTAACTTATATCGGTTCTTGGTATGATCCTCCAAAAGCAAAAGAAGCTGCCTTTGCTCAGATTGAAGCGGGTTGTGATATACTATATGCAGAAAGAGCTGGTGTAGTAGATGCTTGCAAAGAAAAAGGAATCCTTGCATTTGGTAACGTAAATGATATGAACAAAGAAGAAGGTGGAACTGATGTGGTTGTAACTTCTGCATTGTGGCATATGGAAGGTGCTATAGATCATGCAATTGCAAAAGTAAAAGCAGGATCTTGGTCAGCTGAAGAATATCATGACTGGACAATGATGGCAAAAGGTGGAGCTTCATTAGCACCATTCTATGAGTTTGATAGTAAAATTACTAGAGAAATGAAAGATCATATTGCAAGATTATCTGATGATATTGTTGCAGGTAAATTCACAGTTGAAATTATTGATGATGAACCTAAGTCAACATTCTAGGAGGTAGCATGTCTCAAGAGGAATATCAAAAATATATAGATCTTCTCAAGAAAATATTGAACGTTAAATAAACTTTATTATAAATAATACTACATTCATAAAACTGTAGGAGAATGAAATGGTCGTAACAGAAGCTATGCTTGTAAGTATGGAAGAGCTACAAAGACATGCCGGCGATATGGAAAATCATGTTAAAACCATGATGGAAGATGAAGGTCGGCGGCATGGCATGGAACTTGACCGAAGAAGAAATGCCAGAGAACTTTGGAATGAGTTGAATAAACACATGGCAAATTGCGAAGGACATGAGCCTGAGCATACACATGCAGACGGAACTACTCATGCACATGAAGGTGGTGATATGCCGCATGAACATGGTGAGGGTGGAGCAATTCTTATGAACGCATCTGGTGAAGATGATATGGGAATTGATGAAGCAGCTGCAATGCCAGATGACGGTGTTATGGAAGGAAGTCAAGGCTCAGGTGAATATCTACCTGATCCTGCGGCACAAGCTGCTGGAATGGCACCTCCAATTGAAGTTGATGAAGATGATACTGACAGTAACGCAAAGAGCTAAAGATTATCTTCAAAAAGTAGGCGAGCCTAATGTATCTCTCTCCGTAAAAGGAGGGGGATGCTCTGGTTTTAAATATGAATGGGGTACTACAGATAAAGATCCTACGGTTGAAAATCTGTACTTGGATCCCATGGCCGAGATGTTTGTTTTCGGTTGTACAGTAGATTATGTAGAAGAACTAGGTGGTAGTTACCTAGCAGTACTGAACCCAAATGCAAAAGCTCAGTGCGGATGTGGTGAGAGCTTTGCGGTTTAAAAGGAGAGATTATGGAATATTTTATAGTAGCACTAATGACACTCGTGGATCCAGTCTTTGGAACACAAAACGTATATGTTTTCACTAAACCTCATGCAACAATGCAGGAATGTAAGATGTACGCAGTTGCAAATATACCAGCAATAAGCGAAACTCTATATAAGAATTTTGGTCCAGAGGATAAACCCTCTATGATTACATGCGTGACAGAAAAAACTATCAAAGAATTTGCTATACCTGCAGAATCTCCTGGAGAGGAGATATGAAAAAGAAAGTTAAACAACTACAAAAAAAGGTGAATACAATGGATATGAGCGTTCAATGGTTATTAACTAATCCGGTTACAACAGCATTAGTAGGATTAGTAATATTTTATATAGGACTAAAAATGTTTTCAGGAGGCATGAAGTCTATGGGTAATATGGAACACCTAACATGGTTTTTAGGAAATCCAATTTACATGTTCTTCGGTGGAATCATAATGACGCTAGCATGGCAATCGAGTTCATTATCAACTACAGCAATTATTGCGTTAGTTGCATCTGGAGCTCTACCTCTTCCAGCCGCGGTTGCTTGTGTACTAGGTGCAAATATAGGTACTACCGGCACCATTTGGTTGGCAGGTTTCTTTGTATCCGATGGCATACCGAAAGGTGATACATTACGAATTGCAATGGCACATACAGGCATGAACTTGTTTATGGCTATCATGCTTCTTCCATTTGTGCATCATATAGCAAAATACCTCAGTAAATTTTAAAGTGTGACATTTATATCACAGTACTTGAAAAAAGTGCAGCTAGGCTGCATTTTTTTGTTTACTTCTGCTGAAAAATGGTTTATACTAGTTATATAAAGTAAAAAAATAACGATGGAGAATTTATAATATGAGTGTAATTTATTTAGATATGGACGGAGTTCTTGCAAACTTCTTTGATAAATTTGCGGAATACTTTGAAAAACCGCATTGGAAACAAATTCCTAATAAACTTCAAGCGATTGAAGAATTAAAAGGAACTGATTTCTTTTATACACTACTTCCTTTCGAAAATACTCAAGAACTTGTATACCATGTTCGAAAAGTTGCCGAAGAAAATGATTTAGAATGGGGAATCAATTCATCACCATTAAGAGGTGATAGAGATAACTCTGCATATCATAAAAGAAGATGGCTTGAAAAGAACGGCATAGCCGATCATCTTAAGATTGAAAACTTGATCTTCACAGGTCAAAAAGAAAACTATGCAACCGAAACAGTCGGTGGAATGCCAAACATTTTGATTGATGATAAACCATCAAACATTCAAAAATGGGAAGCCAAAGGCGGTATCGGTATCAGATACCAAGCCAATAAGGATTCTTTAGATTATTTAAAAGATAAGCTTAAAGCAGCCATCTACAAGTTAGAAGATATATAAATAACTGCATGGCAGAAATATTTGATTTTGGCTTTACAGCCGTAACAGAAGAAGAATTAGAAGCAGTACAAAAAGCCACCAGCACAGCAGCTGCGGTGGAGTCGACTGCGTCTGAAGTGAAAGAAAGACTGGATAAGCTATATAACGCTATTCAACCTCTTTTGACGAACCTCAAGGCAAATCCAGAGAAGGAATATATTCTCTGGCCGAATCGTCTTGATAAAGTAGAACAATTTGAAGATTATATACAGGGGATTTATAATGGGAAAAAAACGACATAGCACTGGCTACACCTCAAAAGGTGAAAGACGAAACGTAAGCAAAGCTACCAAAAAGGCAGTCCGTAAAGAGTATTTGGAGAATGGTAATGTTTTGTTTAATAAATTTGAAGCATGGAGAGCAGGCAAAAACGTGATGTTAACCATGCCAAATCCAAATAAAAATGAAACGAATAAAAGATTTATTCGAGTCAAAGCAACACATGTTTGGGGTAATCCAAACTATGTGAAAAAGAAATCAGCATAAGGATAATAAAATGGCAGCAGCAAATTTCGAAAAAGCACTTAAAACTATATTACATCATGAAGGCGGATATGTCAATCATCCTAGAGATCCGGGCGGAATGACAAATCTTGGAGTGACAAAACGAGTTTGGGAAGAATGGACACAGGTTGAAGCAGATGAAAGAGACATGAGATCTCTTACACCTGAAAAAGTTGGTCCTCTTTACAAAGCACGTTATTGGGATAAAGTAAAGGGTGATGATCTACCTTCAGGTTTAGATCTTGCAGTGTTTGACTGGGCAGTAAATTCAGGACCTGGACGAGCAGCAAAGAAACTTCAGGCTATGATTGGTACTACAGTTGATGGCGGAATTGGTCCAAACACATTAAAGAAGGTTGCTTCTCATGTTAAGAAAGAAGGACTAAAAGAAACTATTGAAGAATATACAAAAGTCAGACAAGATTTTTATGAGTCATTAAGTACATTTGACGCATTTGGAAGAGGATGGACTCGTAGAAATAATGAAACATGCGAAATGGCATGTGCAATGGCTAAGTAATGGAAATCATTTTAACTTTATGGGTAATAGAAATATGTGTAAACTTATTGCAATCTTCATAAGCTGGCCTTGGGAATTAAAACACGAGGATTAGTATAATCCTGGCGTATTAGTTGCAATCCACACAGGCTTGCAGTATGCAGTAGCCTTATGTTCATCGGGAACTATCGAGTAATGTTGATAGTTCCCATATCTTTTTACAACTCTTGATGCAAAATAATTGCAATCATTGATGTCTCTGAAATACATAGGGTTTCTCTTTAATTCCTTATCACCAATTAGTAGCACAAGTAAGAAAGCGTGTATCATTTAAATGGATCCTTCCACTTTTCTTTTTTTCTTGCTATCTTAGGTGTTTGACTTAACGTCATTTTAAACTCTTCCTTTGTAGGTAACTTTGCTTCATATTCTTCTTGCTTTTTCTTTTGATCTGCAAACCTCGGAGTCTCACGCATGTTGAGCTGAGCTTTAAACCTTTGAATTACAGGCTTAGCATTACCACTGAAACGTATAAACTCTTTTATTGCAAGATACGAATGACCTTTAAACATAAGCTTTCCGTCTACAATAACTGAGCCTTTTGGAGCTTCAATTTCAAGTATTATGTTTTCGTATTGATACTTCATTTCTTTTTAAACGAATCATTTAATGAATCTACTACACTATCTATATTTGGTTCTTTTCCGTTAGGACTATATTTACACCTGTATGATGCAGGACAGAACCCTTCAACTACAAGCTGGTATGTGTCATTGGCACCTCTGTACAGGCAAACCTGCTGGCCGCTTTTAGTTTTTACAACTTTATATCTTCGACAAGTAATATATTTTGGGTCTTCTCTCACACCTCTTCGTATTTCCTGTTCCCATGTCCAATCACTTGGTTTTTTAAGAAAGCAGGTAAAACATTGAAAAATATTTTTAGGTTGTTTTGTTTCAGACCACGCGATATTACTCGAAGGGATTAAAATCATCAAGACTACGACGCCGACCATGTTGTAATATTTTTTCATTTAACCTCACAAAACCCCATACCGCGAGTAGACACACCCACATTGTGTTATAGTCATCCCACGGTACGAATAGATGATAGATGGATTCTACCATGCTGGATTAATATAGCCTCTGGTTTCTAAGAATAAGTAACCCATAAAACCTAAGGCGCCAGCAATCACTAAGCAAAGAAAAGTAACTCCAATGATTTCTATAAGTCTTCTTCTACGCTCTTCCTGCGCATATATCGCCTCTTGTCTCTTCTTTCTTATTGATGCTTCTGTTGCTAAAAGTTCTTGCCAAGCACTCGGACCTCGTGTAAAAGAGATGATTTGTTTGAGTTCTTCTCTCATATCTTCTGCTTTTTTCTTAGCCATAAGCGATTGTAAAGCCTCCTCTTCTACTGAGCCAGCCGCAAATAGTTTCTTAAACAATGGTGGTTTCTTACTATACTCTTCAGATTTTTTAATGTCACTTACGGCACTCATCCATCTGCCGAGATCGGCACCCATTGATTCTATATCACGACCCGCTGAAAACCCTTTTTTAATAAGGGAAAATGCACTCGACGCAGTGGCCAGCGCTGTTACTGGATCAATCACGGTAAATTTCCTTCCATTCCTATTATATTGTATTTATAAAAAAGTGCGGCTTCGATGCATTTTTTCCTTTACATTCAAATAAAAGTGTGGTAGAATAGTATCATGATCAAATTAAAACATAAGTTCAACTGTGATAAAAATGTCACACCATATAAAAAAAATGCAACCAACTGCAGATTAATGGTGTACATTTACAGAAAAGTGTGGTAGAATAGTATCATAAAATAAAAAAAGATGGAGAAATAAATGTCAAAGATAAAGAACTATATGATGGATATTGAAGAAAAAGTTTACGATATTGACGGTCTTGAAGCAAAAGTTTCAGAATCAGAACATATTGATGAAGTGAAAAGCTTTGTGTTTGATAAACTTGATCTTAAAACAAACTTTGATAAAGACATCGCCACTGATGTTGTCAAAGGATGTTGGAATGAATATTGGAGCTACTATTAATGGCTAAGTACAAAAAGAAATATCTTATGCCAACAAGGTTTGATCCAAAAGGTCATATGTATGTCGGCATCGTCTGGCCGATGGAAGGAAGCACTGGAAAACAATATGATGTTGAATTGACAGACGAAGGATTTGAATGTAGTTGCCAAGGATTTGCTTTCCATGGTTATTGCAAACATTCAAAGGCAGTCTTACAAAAAGTTGAAAAGACAACCTTTGATAATTTTATGAGGATACTTTAGATGGTTGCAGGGAGTGTTACTGGAACTCGACAAGACGAGTTAGCGTCAGGATGGAAATACAACGACTGCATACTCTCCCATCTACAGGAACAGGGTTGCTCCTTAATAAGCACGCGTGGGACCACGGTTAGTTCCACACCATACACCACTACCGTCGAACTCACGAACGGGAGGTGTATAAATAACATGGTAGATGTTAGAGGACAGACAGGACACGGGTGCAATACCCGTCGCCTCCACCATGAATACACTGCGGACGCGGATGAAAGACATTACGATTGTATAGAAACATCGTACGATTCAATTCCGGATAGTTTGCAAGAAAACTAGTAGTGTATTCATGATGGGGGCGAAATAGGATCGACTGGTGTTTGAGTCTACAAAACCTAAATGCAAACGATAATTTTGCACCTGTTAATTACGCCTTAGCGGCCTAATTGTACTGAGCCAGGAGAGAGCTTGGAAACAGAATCTCTCCACAGAATTTGGCCGACGGGTCGGATAGTGTAGTGCAAGGAAACGCGTCACACCAAGAGGCGTAACTTGATTGCTTAGGGGTGGTACCCAGGTTCAAAGCCTAGCGGCTAAGGATCACATCACT